TTACAGATTCAACAGGTAATTTATACGAGTATTCTTTTCTTAACTCATCACTAAAATCAACTACATAAACTCTTTTAGCCGTCGTATTTGTATCTACAAATGCTTGCTCTAAGGCAACAGCATTATCAGGCCGCCCCCTAGTTGGGATAATAACTATTAGATCACTTTCTACCATTTGCTAACTCCCCCGCTATCGCAAAATAAGCAGCGCCATCAATGTAGTTATCATCTTTGTAGGCTTCCATTGATCTTGCAACTTTGATTAGTACGCAAATCATAGCGCTTTGTTCAGGTGTTACTTCGCGCTCAAGATAAGTAGATAGCAGAGCGCTAATACGATTAAAGTTAATAGTAGGCGTTCCATAATCATTTTGTCTATCAGAGTGCGTAAGCCTCTTAGCCTCATCTAAAATTTTCCCCCGATTCATAATTTACTTTGAGCCTAAGCCGTATTCGCGCTCTGTTTTATCTGCCCATTTTGCAAGAGGGCCAGTTACGCCACCGATTAAAATTGCATATTGAGGAGCAAGATCAGCAGCGAGAGCAATTGCCATTGTTACGGCTGATGCTAGAACTGCTCTTGCATAAGATTTAAAAGCAGCAATTGTTTTAGGGTCTTTTAGTTTAGCGATTAAATTACTCATTAGGTTCCTATTCTTTGAATGTAGGTTTGCCAAATCCTACGATGAATACTGGCAAAGATGGTTTTAACTTACCACGATTTTTCTTTTTATAGGCACGAACCTTGAGGCAACACTCGCCTCCGTTGCGCTGATCGCCTTTTTTATCGGCTGCCGTATTACCCTCAACAGTAGTTACCGTGCCATCACCATTATCGCGGATTACTATTCCGATATGGGAGATGCGCTCAACACCATCACCAGGAAAATCAAAGAAGGCCAAATCACCAGGTAGCGCAGTAGCCACCTCAGCATCTTGCCATTTTTTATTTTTTTTAAAAGCATCTGCACCTGCTTTGGTTGAAACTACATTAGGAATTTTAAGCCCCACCTGCGCTGCACACCACATAACAAAAGAACCACACCAAGGCGCAAAATTAACTTTAGTAAAGGCGCCATACTTGGTTTCATTATCTTTAGGGCCTTCTATGTAACCAACCTCAGCCCTAGCAACCTCAATAAACTTTTTTCTTTGGCTCATTTACTCCCCCTATCTTTTAATTAACAACCTGTAAATTTCATCAACCCTGGCTTCTAGCCGTTCAACTTGCTGGTTAATTTCATTAATTTTATCTTTTACGCTACTGCCGCCATTGGGTTTAAGTTCAGAAAGATAACTTTTCACTAAGAATCTTACCCCTGTTACTAAAAATCCAATTAAGGTTCCAACTGCAACACAGATCGCGGCCCATTCGTTAGCGGTCATTTGGTAACAACTAACACTTGCACTATTCCACTGCCTGTTCCTGCAATAGCATAAATAGGAGATTCGTGATTATTAATAGTTAATTTATCTCCATTATCCATTTCATAACCAGTGCTTGAAGTTACATCTGATCCGCCAAGATACACTTTGTGCTTTGTGTGAAGGTAAACTCCTTCGGCAACAGCATCGCCTGAAACTAATAAAGTTGGGCTAGTGGTAACTGTTACCTGGCTTGAACTAATTGGCATTTCTCTCCTTTAAATCAACCCCGAATCCTCAATAGCATCAACGGCTTCATCAATGCTTTTTGTTATATCTGGGAAATCAAATAGCAGCATAATTTACAACAGGTTCACTAAAGATCGGGTTCTACCGCTAGCGAGTTGCGTATAAACTTGAGTGGTTGCAACCGATGAGTGCCTCATCAAATCTCTAACGGCTAATAAATCACCATTTGATCGCTCAAGCATATTTGTTGCAAAGTAATGGCGGCAGGCGTGAAAGGTTTTCTTAGGAATGCCTAAACGCTTCATTTCCTCAGAACACAATTTAGTTAATTTATTAGGGGTAACTGCCCAAATTTTTCCTGATGTTTCGTGCTTTAAAATTGTTTGCGCTACGACATCGGCTACTGGTACAGATAGATCAGTTCCACCTTTACCAGCAACTCTGAGAATGTGTCCATCATCAACTTTTTCTAAATCAACCCCACGAAGGTTTGCAACTTCCATCGCTCGAAGTCCAGCCTTGCAACCGATAATAAACCAATCTCTCATTGGTAGATCAGCCTTACTCATAACTAGTTCAGCCTCACCTGGCGTTAGTGGGTGCGGTAATCCTCGCCCCTTGCGAACTGCTGGCAGATCAAGATCAGCCATATTATCTATCACGCCCATTTTGCGCAGAGCCTTAAAAATGCTGCGAACTCTTGCTGCGTAGGTTCCTTTAGTGGAGGCTGCTTTCACGGTCATAACTAACCGTTGCAAATCCTCAGTAGTTGCCACCTGTGGATGAATACCCAGGCGAAGTAGTAAGTTGAAATCGTTACGAAATAAAGCATCAGAGAAGCCCTGAGTTTCGTATCTATTCTTGAGTTTTTCCTTTATTATTTCTAGCGGTATTTGTTCCATAGTAAAATTGATCCTAGTCCTAGCGATTGTGCTTTGTCTAGGCATAATCCCATTTACGCTAGAATAATCACCTATTGCACAATCCTCTGAGATTGTTCTTGAATTAGGTTTGTAGCGGATAGTTCTGAGGCTACTGGGCTTAAGTGGGCAACACCTGCGGGTGGCGGCAAAGTATTACAAGTTGTATCATCTATTTATCAAACAAATGTTTCAATTGCTAGTACTTCATATAACGATACAGGATTAACAGCATCAATAACGCCAAGCGCATCTAATTCAAAAATTTTAGTTATGACCACACAAGGTTTTTATATTGGTAATAGTCCTGATAGTGGAAGATTTTATATGGGATATAAATTAGACCGACAAATTGGGTCAGGTTCTTTTAGTACAGTTTATAGACCAGTTGATACTACACAAAACAATTTACATGATGTTGGTGTTACCAGTTCACAGGTAAGAACCTTATTGCACATGTCTTATTTAGACAGCCCAGCCACTACAAGTTCTTGTACATACAAAACCGTAGCACAAACAAATTCAACCGCTAATAATCAAAGTATAAATTTTCAATTAGGTGGAACAGATGGGCAAAGAGGGCAATCTTCAATAATTCTAATGGAAATAGGTGCGTAATGAATAATTATTTAGTAGCAGCAATCCGCAAATTAAAACCTAATTCAGAGTTTTCATTTCAAGAGGATGATTACTCAACAATTAAATGGGATGTATTAGAAGGTAAAGCACCAACGCAGGCTGAAATAGATGCAGCAATAGAGCAAGTAAAATCTGATGAGATAACTGAGGCTGCTGCAAAGGCTGCTAAGAAAGCAGCCCTGCTTGATCGGCTAGGTATTACAGAGGCTGAGGCAAGGCTACTTCTAGGCTAACGGCACAATCCCTCAAGATTGTGCTATAAACCTAAAGCCCTTAAATCATCAGTAGTTAAACCAAGTGCGGCTAACTTGCCTTCGGCTGCTGCTTTGGCTTGCGCCCTTGCTTCGGCTTCGGCTTTCATATTATCTGCCGCTTCAATGCCTTCATTATATTTTGCTAACTCGGCATTATTCATTTCTCTTTCAATAATTTCGCCTGTTTCAATATTGTGGATTTGTATTGTAGGTTTGCTCATTTTATGATACTCCGTAAAGTAGGACTGTTCCTGCTGTAAAAGCACCTGAAAGTGTTACAAAATCTAAAGATGTAATTGCTGAATTGGTGCGAATACCACCACCATTATTCATAGCGGATAAATTACTCGCGGCATTAACAAATTGACCAGACATTTTAACAGGTTTATGTTTTGTAGTTGAAGCATAATTATCTATTGTAAATGCCCAACAATTATCACTATCAGCAGGTAAATTAGCACTAATACACATATACCAAGTTGCAACATAATGATAAGAAGTAGGCGTGGTGGCGACACCTTCTAAAGTAACTGTATTAGTAATTAAAGTGCTTCCATTTGGGTCAATTTTTAAGTTAGTGCCGCTTCCGTTTGTCGTTACACCAGTAATTACACCGAATAAAGATTTGTAACTTCCGCTAATTCCTGAAATTGTTGAAGTTGAACCGCTTAATGTGTGAGTGGTTAATAAGGTCATACCGCCAGATGAAGCAGTTGCCCACTTAAGTCCAGTAGCCTCCGCACTATCCGCTACGAGTGTGGTGCCATTTGCGCCTACTGCTAGCCTAGCATCGCTAGTGCTGAAGGTGTAAAGATCACCCTTGGTAGTTAATGGGGATACTGCTCCTGCCTGGATATAATCATAGAATATTGCCGCTGATGCGCTGGTAAAGTATAAGATACCTGCATCGTTCTGAGGCAGAATCAGACTTCCTGCGGTAGCAACTGTGGCAGTGCCAGCAGTAACCGTGCAAGCGCCTGCACCTAAGTTCTGAATAAATACTGTATCACCTGCTGCAAACAATCCTGTATTTACAGTAATTGTTGTTGCACCTGCTGCGTTCATTGCAACAGTAGTACCTGCATCGGCTGCAACTAAAACATAACTTGCAGTTTTAGCGGTAGCAGGGCCACCACCCATAGCGGTTTCCTGAAGTGATTGCATTTGGGCTGCGGTAAGAACCTGCCCCGTCGTGAAGGTTTGCTTTGCGATGATATTCTCCTTTAATCAGTAACTTAGAATACCAGAATCCAGTTTACCCTGTGAGGTGGTGCTATCTAGGATAAAGGCTTGGATTAAGGGTTCTGCGGTTAGTATTTTAGTGGTAAATATGTTATTTGTTATATCGTGTTGAACGCCTTGCACAAATAGTTCTTTGGTGATTGTAGAACCCCCAGGAACTGTTTTTGTTACATTGACTAAATCAAAGATTTCTAGGTTTAGTCCTGCAACAATTTTAGAGGTAGCAGCCGCATCATCAAGGTTTATAGTCATTGAATCAATACGATCAGTAGTATCTTTTCGGGCTACTAGTAGGGTTTGCGCTTGATCTAAAGCCTCAGCATCGGTTTGAACCAAGATTCCATCACGCTTGCCTGAGTGAAGGAAGTAGGTATCTATCGAGGTTTGATCGAAAACATTTTGGCTAGTTCCGTTTAGGCGAGTAACTGTTACATCATTGACTAGCAAGGTATCATCATTGGCAAACTCAATTTGATTGTAGGTAATGGCTGAACCATCATCTGCAAAAACAGTTGGGGTTTCATCAGCCTTTTTACTAACAGTATCTCTTGATAAAAAGGTAGCGTTACCTTCGGCATCAATAAAGAAGCCACCAAACTCTGAGGATTCTACTAATTGAATTGCATTTAATAAATCTCTATCAGCCGTTCCTGGGTCTGCCTGAAGTGTGCTATCGCCCGCATCTACATCCCTTTGAGATGAAGGAAAGTTTACAACATCTAGTAAGGCATTTATTCTTGCACCACTTAATTGCACACCTGATCCTGCAACTGTACTAATTAAAATTGAGTTTAATAATCTAAAACCATCAACGCATTGCAGAGTGATTTTAGAGGTATCCTCAACACCTACTCCGTAAGTGCTGTTGTAGGCAGT